ATTGATGCCAGTACAAAGTCAGGAGCGTTTTCGTTCTTAGGGAATAATCGTATTCCTTCAGGAAGTTTTTGGTCTGCCATTATTTACTATTTAATTGTTTACTAATTGGTTCAGCGAATGCCTCAAGTAATTGCTTTAATTGACTTGGCTCTAAATCGAACTTATCTTTCGTTGCTTGATATAATTTCTTATCTCCAGCTGCGATCAATTCACAAGCCTTGTCTAGGCGTTCTTTAGTTAGAATTCTAACTGATTTTAAAGGAGTAACTACTTCGTGAGTATTAGTAGCGTCTGCATCTTTTGTATCATCAATCGCCAGGAGTCCGTTTAAAGCGTATTTACGAGCGTAAGAACTAGCACTTCCTGTTATCTGCGATACATCCATCCCTTTTTTTGTTTCTTCTTCTCTTGCCCATCCTGTGGCAGAATATTCGCCAATAGTTGCAGTAGCCTTAACATAAATCCTACCGCCTACTTCTACAATGTCATCTGTTATAACTAAGGCTAAACCTTGTGGATTGATTATTTTTTTAACTGCTTCTACAATATCTTCGGCAGAACGATAATTGTAGTTGCCGAATGAGTTTCGGTTATTCTTAGGCACTTTTAAAGCCTGTTGTATTTCTGAGAGTTTCATCTGATTTGTCTTTTGATTTGTTTAATCGTGTGTCCTTTAACTGCTAACTCAATAGCCAGGAGTAATGCGTTACTCAACTGCTACTACTTTTCCGTTAGCTAATACTTCTAGGTTGCTAATAGGAACTGCATTTCCCTTTCCGCATAAGGTCATTAAGCACTCAGTTTCTTTGTCATACATCCCATCCCGAGTCGCCTTTAGTTTGTTGAACATTAATTTAGCAGAATCGTAATAAGGAGAATGAGGATTTTTAACCATTGCATCTACTAAATCAGAAGATGACTTTTGATTTCTTTCTAATTCCAAGCTAAGTTTAGCAAGGTCTAAATACATTTGTGTGCGATTTGAACGTGTCATGTTTTTGATTTTTGGTTTTGCAAGTGTTTAAAAAAGGCAGTAAGTAGAAATAAACCGCCGTAAACGCTTGCTTATGAATTATTTTAAAAATCTAAATCTTCGTCAGGTTCTACTGCCGTGTCGTATGCCCATTTAAGCAGTATGACGTAAATGGCTAAAAGGATAAAAAATGTCATTAGTCGTTATTTAAAAGGTCAGATAAATCAAATTCATTATCTTCTTCCGGCTCTTCATCTGAATCATCTAAAATGTTGCCGTACTTTTCCTGTTGAAATCTTTCGTAGTTGTTATGTAACTTATCTACGTTGATGTCGTGGTAGTTACTTTTTGGTTGTGGTGACATTTTGATTAATTAAAAGATTAATAAAAAAGAAATAACAAAAGCAAATCCGACAACCATTATGGTTATCATTCCAGCGAGTTGATCTTCATGATTTTTCATATACTTTGTTTTAATTGATAGCTTTTAAATTCATTCTCTCAGCGATGTCGCTTTTGAAATACATAATCTTTTGTCCTGTTATGGTTGACCACTTGATTTTTCCATTTGTTCTTAAATACCTAAGACCTGACCTTGTGTAACCAAACTTTGCGATTACTTCTTTTTCAGAAATCAAATCGTCAAAGGCTTCGATTGATTTGATAGTTGCACTTTTCATTTTCTTTTGTAATTTGTGATTGTTGAGGGTTTACTTTTTTATTCCGTTTAACACTTTTGTCGATTGGTTTACTACCGTTTGACAAATCAAAAGTACAACAATTATTGAGATTTCTCAATATTACTTCAATTATTTTTGAGAATTATAAAGATTTATAAAACAATGAAAGTTTTCGATGAAATATTAGAAATTATCGAATCTAATGGGATTAGTCTTGCAAAAGTTTCAAAAGATTCGGGAGTTCCTTACGATAGGATGGCTCAATGGAAAGGCGGAAAAGGCAATCCAAAGGCAGAAGATGAAAAAAAACTTCAAGAATGGTTGAGGAATTTCAAAGTAATTTATGTAAAAGAATCGCCAATTAGTAAAACAGATTCCAACCTAGATTCGTTAATCAGGCAGAACGAAAACTTAACGAAAGCGAATATGGATCTATCCGCTAACCTATTAGTATTGACTAGGATGCTAGAATCTAAGAAAGACTCTGATTTAAAAAGTCTTGTAGCCGTTGAGACCATGAAGCATAATCTTCTGGAATTGCTATCCATTTTGCACACAAAGGGTGTGAAATATCAATCCAGTGCAGAGGCGATTTCAAAATTGAACACACTTTTTGCCGAGATTGAAAGTCGATAGTAAGTAGTTTACAATTATGTCTAAGAGGGCATGCTGATTTACAAAAAGTTTCTGGTCTTAATTTAATTCTGTTCAAGTCGTTAATATCCATTGGGTTAGTCTTAAAAAACGAACGTATGTAAGTTTTTCGTTAAAAAGTATAACACTTTGCGAAAGTATGGTTTCAATTTGTGGAGTAATTACTCTTTAATAAAAAATACTTTTCCCCACCCATTACGCAACCAAATAAAAAAATCACGCAGATTTATACCTAAAATAACGAAATGTAGGAATCCCAGCCAGATCACCGATAGCCGTCTTATTAACTTAAGACGGCTTTTTTATGTGCTAAATAAGGTTAAAGTCGGTTATTTGGAGTAACTTTATTTGCAACCCAATCTGCAACCCATGCAACCCATCCTCAAGGTATCACAACGAAAAGACAAAAAACAAGACGGTAAGAGTCCTATTATTATTCAAGTCTATTATAAGGGAAAACGAACACAATTCTTTACTGGAGTCTATGTGAAGGAAACTGATTTTAAAGATGGGAAGGTCATTAACGTAGCGAATAAGGCTTATTTCAATCAGTTAATTCTAAATAAGAAAAACGAAATAGAAAGAAACTATTTAGTCCAATCCATGCAGACTGAGGACATCGTTCTGAAGGAGAAAGAAAAAATAAATAGAAAGAACTTCTTTACTGTGGCAAATGAAATGTACGAAGGTTTAAGAATACGCACTAAACCAGGTTATGCGGATAGGTGTATAAACGCAATCAAAGATTTCAAAGATTTCGCTGGAGAACAGACTTTTCAATCAATAACTAATGAACTGTTAAAGAACTACGAAACGCACCTTTTAAAAGAGAAGTTGGCGAGGAATACAATTAACCGAAAATTCAAAAGGATTAAACAAGTCTTTATTTCAGAAGGAGAAAAGTGGACTTATAAACCTTTAACGTATAAACAACCTGCAAGGGATTTCCTAACGATAGAAGAAATCAAACAAATCGAAGGAGTTAATTTTGAGCATCCGGTAAAGTATTATTTTTTACTTTCTTGCTATACGGGTTTAAGGTATTCCGATTTAAGCAAGGTTAAAGAACGGATCGTAATAAATAACGGAGTTAAAAAGATTATCCTTTCAACAACGAAAACAGGCTCTCAGGTTAGTATTAAACTTTCGGATAAGCTAATAGACCTAATTGAAAAGATTGACCAGCCATTGGTTTCTAATGTACACGCAAATAGGGTTCTAAAGGATATTGTAAGTTTTACTGAGATTAAAAGGAAAGTTACTTTCCACATGGCAAGGCATTCATTTGCGGTAAATTCTGCATCGTTAGGGATGCCGATTGAGGTAGTTTCGAGATTATTAGGTCATTCGTCTATTAGGACTACAAGTATTTACTATAAGATTACCGATGTTAATTTAGACAACTGGATGGAGAAGTGGAATTAATTCAACATTATTGGGTAATTAATTGGATAACGATAGAACAATCCGTCATTCTATAACCTTACTTTATTACAATAATAGTCAGCTTTTACCCTTACTTTATTACACCGTTAGTTTAAAATTACTTGGTTTGGCGTAGAATTACTACCGTAATTGGCAATTTATTACTGTCAGTGTTCATTATTTTAGTTAGTTCATGGAATGTGAACAGTCAAGTAAATTGAACAAGATACTTGACAAAAAAGGGAGCAGCCCAAAAGAGCCGCTCCGAAACCAAAACCAAAACTACTCTTTAAAATAACCTGTGATTTGTCATTACACATCTCCTAACTACAATGCTAGGGTTCTATCATGCTTCCAATTAAGTAAGGCTCATAGACATCTACCGATGGACATTTAAACTAAGGTTATTCTTTTGGTGGAAACAACTCTTCGTATAACTCGTTAATACATTTGTAAATAATCGAAATAGATCGACTTCTTATAAGTCTTATTTTAGTCTTCTCTCTTGTATCTAGTAATCCTTCATCAATATCATCAATCGCTGAAATAGCATTATATGCACAAGCGATGAACTCGGCATTACTTGTAGCATCTATGTACTCAAATTCTTCCGGTAATTCATCAACTTCTTTCATGGTTAGTCTTTTAGTTCAAGTAAGTCTGGTCTGTTTATTTCGGGATCGGGAATATGTTTCTTTGCACAGATGACTGAAATCTTTCTCCACTCTTCTGCAAGTGCTTGATATTGCTGAAACATTTTAACTGCTTCGAGCCATTGGTCTTGCTTACTTAGTTTATAGAATTTCTTTGGTGGAATATTTGCCATAGTCTAGTTGTATTAATAGTTCTAAATAATGTTTTGCTTTTTCTAGGTCTTGTATTCCGTTTTTCTTCTTATGCCTCATTATGTATTTAATGATATTACCTTCCAAATAAGGCACGTTATTAGCGTGAATAAACTCTACAGGCTGGATAGTATAATCTTTGTAATGATTACCGCCTATTTGATTTTCTAAAGGGTTAAACGATTTTTCCATTAAATACTCTTTTGTTTCTAAATTCAAAATTATCTCCATCTAAATCAATCATTGCAAAGCCGTGATTCCAACGATTTAAGGGCATATACTGAGGATGTAATTCACTCATGCAACCCAAAGACCAGGTTGTTACCATCTTGCCGGATAAGGTCGGTTCTGTGTGTTCACTTGATTGGTGGTTATGTCCTTGAAAGCAACTAACTTTTGATTTTAAAAATAGTCCTCGTGCTGGATTAACAGGAGCCGTAATGCCTCCGATGTATTCGTGACCATGAATACCCCAAAGACCACCCATTTGCATAGGTCTTTTATCTGCTATAATTTCGATTCCTTTTGCTCTTGCTTTAATTATATTCTCAAATGTGAATTCTTCAATGCCTACTAACTCTCCGGCTTTCTCATAAAGAAAATGCTCGTATCTCTCTTCATGATTTCCAATTTTAAAATAAATCTTACAGGCTAATTCCTTTTCGAATATTTCGAATAGACTTTTAAAGGTGTCTAATTCTAAGGCGAAGTTTCTTTTCTTTGGGTCTTTAATGAATCTTGAAAGACGATGACAGTCGATACTATCGCCATTCAGTAGTAATGCATCGGGTTTCTCTTTTTTACAAAAATCTAATGCTGCCGTTATACATGAAATAGAATGATAAGGAACGTGTAAATCTGAGAATACTGCTATTCTTTTATGTCCTGATATTTTATATGGTAAGTAATCATCTTCATCAGATTTAGGAAGATTATAAGGATTCTTTGGTCTGTCCTCTCTAGGAGCATCTTCGCTTACTTTTACTTTAGTAATTCCTGCTTTACTTTCTATTAATCTTAGATTGTATCTTGCATCTTCTACATCTTTAAAAGTTAAAGTATTTTCTTTGTACATTATTCTTGCCGCCTTAAGTGTTGGCATCTCCCACCCTACTAATTCTCTAAACTTTCGTGCAATTCCTACCTTTGTCATTTAATTGATTTTGGTTAACTGAATATTAAATCTGCTTCGTTGTTTCTGCGTGTAATAAGACCGTCTAATCCTTTCCCTTCCCATAGCCTTGACATTTCTCTAATCTTGTCTGCAATCGCTTTTAAATCACCTTGTTCTATAAGTGGTTTCAACTCTCGCATCTCTTTTCGTGAATCCCATGAAGGTTGCCCCTGTATTCCGAAAGATGCACCCCGATTAAATACTAATGAGGTAATTGCTCCAATAGTATCTTCGGGAAGGTTTTCTAAATTAGGGTAAGTATCTAAAGCGAGTTTTCTGAATCGTGGCAATGTTTTATTTTTAAAAACTTCCTCTGCCGCTTGTTGTGTTATCCTTAAAATCTTCGTAGAAGGATTAATCATTTGCTTCGCTGCTAATCCTGTTCTACCTGAGCATAAAAGCATAAAGGATAAAGTATTCCCATTAACGTAAGAACCCCAATCCTTTTGAATTTGTTCCCTAGTATTATATCCAAGATCATACCCATAACCATAAGTTACTCCACTCGCTCCACCCGGCCATGCTGGGGATAAATCGCAACCCTCTGAATCTACGATTAAGTCTAGTGCTTTTTGGCTAATCATTTGAATAGATTTGATAGTCCTAGAGTGGACATTTTAAAATAAACACCTACTCCAAAAGAAACAGCAATCAAAGAACATAACGCTATTAGAATATAAAGCCTATTCTTTGCCGTCTTATTTGCTTCGATAGTATTTAACTTCTCTTGAATTATTTGCCCTTGTAGGTTCGCTTCTGTTTGTTTGTGAACGTTTATAGTGTCTTTAAGGGAGTTAATTTTATAATCATCCCGAATGAACGCTTTAATAGTATCTACTTTTCTAATAGTTTTAGTAACTACAGTTGTGTCGTAAGTCCAGTTATAAATTGAATCGTGCCAAATAGTCTTTACCGTATCAATTAAGACTAAAGATTCTCCAGGTACTAAACGGAATATTGTATCGTTTTGACAAGGTGCTATCAGTCTATCAATTCTGACCGCTTCCTTGATACGCTCTTGAATCTTCTTTTCTTGACTGCAAGAGGTTATTATAATCAGAACTATACATGAAAATAAAACCTTTATGTTTTTTATATTTGCCATTTGCACAATTATTTATGTGTGATTGATGAAATTCAGTTTCCCTTTCGCAATCTCTTGCGGATTCCCATTCGTTAATAAATTTATAGTCTTGTGTTAGTTGAACTATTGATTTTGAATTAGGATGATTTTTACCTACTCTAAGTTTTAAATGATCCCAATTAACTAATCCGGCAGCTATTGCGTGTCTATTATTCTCTAACTGAGTTGCCCATTCTAAGTTTTCAATACGGTTATCATCCTTAATTCCGTTAATATGATTTACTGTTTTCTTATTCTCTGGATTAGGAATAAACTCAATTGCTACTAATCTATGTATCAAATAACCTTTCTGAATATCATTTATAGTTAATTGAGTTTTAGTATACCCTTGATGAGTATATTGAGGTTTAAGTTTTTTATTAGCAGAGTATACATTTCCTTTATCAGAAATAAAATACTTGCCATTTGAAAAACTTATTTGTTTTAAATTTTCCATAGATTAATATTTTATGCCACATCCTGTACCTAATGAAATAATCATTACAAGTACAAGGAATACAATTAAAATAGTTAGTAACTGACCTATGTCAAAGGGAGGTTTTTGTTCTTGAAGTGTCATTGGTTTGGTTTTGTAAGTGGGGCAGAACTACCCGCCCCACTCGATTTAAACTGTTGGCTTCTTCGCATTCAGGAAGTCGCTTATTGATTGTAACACCTTTACGATGTTTCCCACAAGAGTCCAGTCCTTAACAGTTGGAATTGCTCTCGCAATAACTTCATAGATACCTAAAACGATACCAATGTAAAGTGGAGCACTTGCGATGATTGTTTGTAGCATGATATTTGTTTTTATTTTTTACTAATCCAATTTTGAAAATAGAATCCGGCTATTGTTAAAAGAATTCCGAGAATAGACCACAATACCTTATTCACTAATGCCTTCCATGCTTCTAATCCATTCACTCTTCCGTTTGTTTTGGTAGTTTGAATTAAAATCGCATCTAACTTCCCATCGAATTTCTCGTCTATTGAATCAAGCCTGTCGAGTATGTATTGTATATCCATTACTTGTTTTTTGGTTTGTCAGCAATTAATTCCGCTCTCTTTGCGATGAACTCTAAAAGTTCTTTACTTAATTTCTTTGAATCAATGTTTGCATCAATAGTAGACATGACTGCTCTATACTCATTGATTGAGAAAGTAATTTTGATAGTTGTGTCTATTACTTTACTTTCTTTCTGTGCTGATGCTGACAGACTAAAAAGGACTGCTCCTAAAACGATTGCTTTTTTCATGTTTATGGTTTTGGTTTATAAAAGATTCTCCATGCGATTTCAAAAAATAATCCCCATACGATTAAGAAGATGAAAATATCTGCATAACTCAAAATGGGTTTGTATAAATAAATTGCTCCGATAATTGCGAACTCAAAAAAGTACATGGCAATAT